AGAAAGCGAGCAGTTAAACAGGGAGTAGGTGGAAAGCCTACTATGGTAAGAACAATCGCAAAAAGAAAGCGAAAAACAAGTAGAAGGAAAAGATAATGTTAGACTACATTAAATTAAAGTGGACACAATTTTTAAATATCATTACAGGTAAAGATAAAAATTGGGACGGTCAGGTTGATATTAAAGACAAAATGATCGAAGCTGAAAATAAAACAAACAGCTAAGCAAGGCCAAGGCCTTAAATAGGGCTAGTATGAAACGAGACGAGAGATTCGTTAATGACCTCAAAAACTTATCTAAGCTTTTAGATGGAGTTGTAATTAAGACCTACGACAAAATTGAAGAGAATAGAAAAATAAGAAAGCTGTTGAACCTTCCAAAAACAGTTCACAATAAAACTAGATTGACTAATTATTTAGACAAGAAAGCGTCTCATATTTGATACGCTAAGATATATAGGAGAAGAAAATGGCACGAACAGGATCATTTTTAAGCGGACCTACTGGAGTACACTCTACTCAAAAGATTCGCAAACATAGACTCAATAGAGGAGTCACAAGAGATATGAATGCAGCAGCTGGAACTACAGTTAATACTAAAAGAGCTGGTAGCATGGAAGCATTCAGATACGCGGCAGCACCAAAATCTATAGGCCCGAGGTTCGGTAAAACGAAAGCACCTAAGAGAGCAAAATTTCCGCGTAGAAGAAGGTAGCGTTTACAATAAAAAACTAGCTTCTAATTGGGTAAAAATTTTAGTTATGTCGGGCATAGCTGAAGGAAAGAAAAAGAAGCAAAAAAGGAAAAAGAAAAATGGCAATACCACAAATTGATTTAAAACTAGTCTGGCTAGACGAAGCCTATATGGCTAGTAACTCTGTAATTGACACCCTTCAAGAAAAAGAGGAAGCAGGCAGACTTATTACTAAAAGTGATGCAGAGTTTGCAAAAATTTGTGGTGCATACTTGTACCTTTTCAAGTTAGCCAAAGAGAGTAGATTACTCGAACAAAACGATATATTAAACAAAACTGAGACAATTCATTGAGTATAGAAATTTCACGAGCTGACGTAGAGTCAGAATACTTAATGGAGTTTGATCCTAATTCTAGGTTCATCAAACTTCCAATATCGGGGTACATGGAATTATTAGGCATTGAGCCTAATACTAGCCAGCGTGCCATTATTAACGCAATAAATAATCCAAAGTATAGATTTGTAACCGCTGCTGTCTCACGTAGACAGGGTAAAACTTATATTTCTAATATTATAGGACAGCTGACATGTCTAGTACCTGACAGCCATGTGTTGCTAATGTCTCCTAACTATTCACTATCTCAAATATCGTTTGATTTACAAAGAAATTTAATCAAACACTTTGATTTAGAAGTACTTCGTGATAACGCAAAAGACAAGGTTATAGAACTAAGTAATAATTCTACTATAAGAATGGGTTCTATAAACCAAGTAGACTCAGTAGTTGGTAGATCGTATGATTTAATAATTTTTGATGAAGCGGCGTTGACAGACGGCCGAGATGCCTTCAATGTCGCGCTTCGTCCTACTTTAGATAAAGACAACTCAAAAGCAATCTTTATCTCTACACCTCGTGGTCGAAACAATTATTTTGCAGAGTTTTACTACAGAGGGTACAACAATGAGTTCCCAGAGTGGTGCGCTATCAAAGCCACCTATCACGAGAATCCTCGTGTTTCCGAAGACGATATTAAAGAAGCAAAGAAAACCATGTCTGAAGCAGAATTTTCGCAAGAATACATGGCAGACTTTAATGTTTATGAAGGACAAATCTGGACATTTAATTATGAACAATGTACTATGGCATTAGATCAGTTTGATACATCTAAGATGGATGTTTTTGCAGGTCTTGATGTCGGGTACAAAGATCCAACAGCATTTTGTGTAATTGCATATGACTGGGACGAGAAAAAATATTATGTACTAGATGAATATCTAGACTCAGAAAGAACAACAGAACAACACGCTGTGCAAATACGAAAGTTAGTAGAAAAATGGGATATCGATTATATTTATATTGATTCCGCTGCTCAACAAACAAGATACGACTTTGCACAAAATTATGATATTACTACTATAAACGCTAAGAAGTCTGTATTAGACGGAATTGGACATGTAGCAGGGATTGTAGACAATGATACTCTTCTTGTAGATCAAAAATGTCAGCAGGTAATATCAGCTTTAGACCAATATCAGTGGGATCCAAACCCTAATTTAATGAAAGAAAGACCTAAACATGATGGAGCATCGCATATGGCGGATGCCTTAAGATATGCACTTTATACATTCGAAACTACAGCCACCTCATTCTAATAACACCTGTCAAAAATTGTTCTTGACTTTTGGTGTGCAGATGGGGTATAATTCATATTAAGAGTTAGATATGAAATTTAAGAGAGATTTAGTTAAATACGTACGAGACAAAGCTAAATCACAGTACAACAAAGGAAGCGAATGTCATATCTGCGGTAAAACCGAAGAATTAGATTTTCATCATTACTACGGACTGACCGAACTACTAGAAACTTGGCTAAATACTAATAATATAAACATTGAAAAAGAACAAGATATACTAGAGATTCGTGAACAGTTTATAGATGAAAACCGTGAGAAAGTGTACACTAAAACGGTAACTCTCTGCCATCAGCACCATTTACGACTTCACTCTATATATGGAAAAAGACCCAGATTGATACACGCAGAGAAACAAGAAAGATGGGTAGAGAAAATGAGAAGTAAAAACTATGGCATGGTATGATTTTATAACTGGCAGAAATGCAGAAGCGGAGGAAGAAAAACTGAATCCGTCTCAATATGTAATCTCTCGTAATGAGGGATTGACTGTTGACACGCGTGAAATTGTTACTAATTATAAACATGCTTATGAGCAACTAGAGGTTGTAAATAGATCAGTAAACATGATTGTTGATGATGTTTCTGAAATTCCATTCGCAGTAGGAGAAAAAAGAAACGGTACTAATGATATAGTAAAAAACGTTAGAAAAACTAAAGTTAATTTACTACTAAATGTTGAGCCAAATCCATTTCAAGACGTAAGTTCATTTAAAAGAAATCTGATAATTGATTTACTAATTGATGGTAATATATTTATATATTTTGATGGTGCTCATTTATATCACCTACCAGCAGACAAAGTTACAATTCATACTGATGATAATACTTATATATCAAAGTATGAATTTGAAAACACTATTGATTATAGTGTCAATGAGATTATTCATATTAAAGAGAATAGTTTCAACTCAATTTATAGAGGTGTTCCTAGATTAAAACCAGCATTTAGAACAATGCAACTACTAGGAAACATGAGAAAATTTCAGGACAACTTCTTCAAAAACGGAGCAGTTCCAGGACTAGTATTAAAAAGTCCTAACACTCTTTCTGAAAAAATTAAAGAAAGAATGTTACAAGCATGGAGTATGAGGTATAACCCGACTTCAGGCGGAAGAAGACCACTTATTCTCGATGGAGGATTAGAGGTAGATAGCCTGACAAAAGTTAATTTTAAAGAATTAGACTTTCAAGAATCAATAAAAGCGAATGAGCGTGTTATTCTTGAAGCTATGGGCATACCACCAATCTTATTAGATGGTGGAAATAATGCAAACATTAGACCAAACCATAGGCTATATTATTTAGAGACTGTATTACCTATAGTCCGAAAAATATCTTATGCGTTTGAAAGGTATTTTGGTTTTGAACTTAATGAAGATGTAACAGGTATTCCTGCTTTACAACCTGAATTAAGAGACCAAGCCGCTTACTACGCTACACTTGTAAATACAGGAATATTAAGTGCAAATGAAGCTAGAGAGGCTATGGGCAAAGAACCAATAAATGGATTTGATGAACCAAGAGTTCCTGTAAATTTAGCAGGTTCATCTGTAAATCCAGAGGAAGGGGGACGACCTGAGGAGAGTCCTTCTACAGAGGAATAATATGACTAAAAATATGATGGTTAAAGCTGTATCTGATTTTTTCACCGAAAAGGGTGGACCAATGGATTTAGCTACCTATAAATCCTACGGTAGTGATGCTCCTGTCAAAGACTATTTGCTTAGAAGGCAATTTGGTTCTTGGAACAGAGTCTTATCCGTAGTAAAAACTCGATATCCTGTCGATGTACCTGTCGAAGCACCTGTAGTTGAGGAAAAGGCTGTTAAAAAAGCACCTGCTCCAAAAGCGAAAGTGAAAAAAGAGGTTAAGTAGGATGTCGCAAAAAATATTTCATTGGACTAATACATTCAAAACTTTAGGCGAAACTGATGATGGCGGAATCGACATCAAAGGTTCTGCAAGTACTAATGCACTAGATAGAGCTGGCGATGTTATTGAAAGTGGAGCATGGACAAAAGGAGGATTGGATAACTATAAAGGTAATCCTATAATCTTGTTCAACCACAATTATGACAAACCAATCGGTAGAGCAACAGGTTTAGAAGTAACAGACAACGGTCTTGAGATATCTGCAAAGATATCAAAAGCAGCCGGCGATGTTAAAGAATTAGTTAAAGACGGTGTTCTTGGAGCCTTTTCTGTCGGTTTCAGAGTCAAGGATGCTGATTATATGGCAGAAACCGATGGATACAAAATCAAGGACGCGGAACTTTTCGAAGTTTCAGTCGTATCCGTTCCTTGTAACCAGGGAGCTACGTTTTCAGTAGCAAAATCCTTCGATACAATGGACGAATATGAAAAGTTCAAGAAAAACTTTATAAAGGCTAACTCAGACGCAACAGCAGACGCTGTGAAAGTTGAGCAGCCAAGCGGGGAGAAATCCCATAAAATGGAGACTGATATGTCAAAAGAAAAGATGACTCCTGAAGCAGAAGGCTTTGACCTAGACAAATTTGCAAAAGACGCAGCTGAAAAAGCAGTTGCTGAATATGCAATGAAGCAGGCCGAGGCTAAAGTAGCTGAAGAAAAAGCACAGGCAGAAGCCGCTGAAAAAGCAGCTACTGTTGAGGCTGAAGAAAAAGCTGCTCAAGAAGCTAAACAGGACGAACAAAAGAGAATTGTTAAAAGTTCACTATCAGGCGCAGAAAGACTCATTAGTGATATCGAGAAAAGAGTCAATGATAAGCATGAAGATTTGAATGAAGTAGTTAAATCACTTCAGAACGAATTATCTGAGAAATCAGAAGAAATCATGAATATCAGAGAATCAAAAAGAATTTTCTCAGATAGACAGGGTCAAGGCGACTGGAAGAAAGCTTTTGAACAAGATATAATCGATGCAAAATTTGCTGGTTTAGCGACTGGTAAAGGATGGAATAACGATTATGCAAAAGGTGTAATGCAAAAAGTAAATGAGCACTCAGGTGTTCAAGTATCTTCTGCAGACTTTGAGCAAATTGTTTCAACTCAAATTGAAAGAGATATTCAAAATGAATTAGTTCTAGCTCCTCTCTTTAGAGAGATTGCAATGAACTCTGCTAACATGATTATTCCAATCATGCCAGATGCAGGTTATGCTGAATTTACAGGTAACCAAGCAGCAAGCGGATCAGCACCTCATGGTAACTTAGACCCAAGAGGCGATGCTTATGATCCAGCTAATGGCGCAGGTGTAAACCTAACTGAAAGAACACTTTCAACTAAAAAACTTATTTCTCAATCATACTTAGGTAATGAGACTGAAGAAGATGCAATCATGCCGATTCTACCTTTAATTAGAGAATCAATGGTTAGATCACACGCTAGAGCAATTGAAAATGCTATCCTAGCAGGTGATGACGCTGACGGTGCTTTCGGTACTGGCGGTGCTTCTTTTGAAGGCTTACTACACTTAGCAAGAAATGACAGTGACTATACACAATCAGGTACAGCTTTTGCTACTGATAAAATTACAGCACTTGATCTTCTTGACATGAGAAAGAACATGGGTAAATATGGTGTGAACCCAAGTGAAGTAGTTTATATTGTTTCACAAAGATCATACTTCGAACTATTAGAAGATGCTGAGTTCCAAGATGCTAACCTAGTTGGCGACATGGCAACTAAGTTAAGTGGTGAAATCGGCCAAGTATTCGGTTCAAGAGTACTATTATGTGACGAGTTCGCAACACCAGCAGTAGCTAAATTCGGAGCTATCGCAGTTAACCCAAGAAACTATGTATTGCCTAGATTAAGAGGCGTTACAGTAGAATCTGACTACGAAGTAGCTAATCAAAGAAGAGTCCTAGTGGCTTCTCAAAGATTAGGTTTCATCGACATGATCGATGGCGCAACTTCCAAGTGGGGTTGGATGTACAAAGCTAGTTAATAGCTTAACAGAGATCTGGAGGGGAGCGATCCCCTCCAACTTTAATAAAGAGGAAATATGGCAAATTTAGTAACAGTAAATCAGTATAAAGACTTTGCGGGCATCACGGGAGTGGGTCAAGATGCGAAGCTGAATGTTATTATACCCTCTATAAGCCAGGTAATAAAAACTTACTGTGGTACTTCATTTGTGGATTACTATAGTACAGACAAAGTCGAGTACTTTAATATTAAAGACAGAGAGACTACAGCTATAATGGTAGATGAGAGTCCTCTTGTGAGCGTATCACAAGTACAGGAAAGACAAAGTCAAGCAGACGCGTATGTTACACTAATCACAGAAAATTCTGACAGTAGTGGTAAATATGAATATGTAGTTGACACAGATTTAGACACAATATTTAGAACAACAGACACTAGCGATAAAGCTTTCCCAATGGGAAGAAAAGCAGTAAAAGTTACATATAGATCGGGGTACAGCGCTACTCCACAAGATTTAAAATTAGCTTGTTTTGATTTAATTAAATACTATTTAAAAGATGAAAGAAAGGCTAGTATGACAGTATCTGGAGCGCAGGTTAGAAATGAAGTATCTACAACGTTGAGGGAGAACATAGGATTTCCTGACCACATAAAAAGAATACTTGATTTTTATAAGGTACATAAGTAATGTCCTTTAGTTATAAGACTACTTCTAAGCCTATAAAAGGCACGAAGTTTACAGACGCATTGAAAGAAGTAAAACAAGACTTTTATGAAAATGTAACTACGTGGAGAAAGAAATCAGTAGCAAGCATTGAAGGTTCGGTTGTTGGTACTGATAAGTTTTTTGCAGAGTTAGACGACGCCATGGCACTATTAGCGGGCAATACCCAACAAATGGAAGTATATGGAGAGTTTTTTAAAAAGCAAACACAAGAACAGTTTAGTAATGCAGTAAGACAGCTGAGTGGTACTTTAAACATTAAAACTACTTATGAAGTTGATCATAAAACAATGGCACCAATCAATCAAAGACTAACTTTATTGATTGTAGCAATCACAGACATGATTAGTACAGTAGAAGCAGGACAAATGGCTGGAGTAGGTGCAGAAGATTTGCAAACAACTATGTCCGGTATATCCCCTACAGCAAGAAGAGTGGGAGAAGGCGCCGGAGTCAAAAAGATGGTTGCTGGATTGAAGAAGACTGTCGATAGACTAAGAAGAGTAAGAGCAATGGGCGAAGTAATCGAAAGATTGTATAATAGTAATAAAGATATCAATCCAAAGTCTCTTCTAGAAGGGTTACAGTCTTTAAAAGATGATAAAGGTAGAGTTGATATTACTTTTGCAAAAGATAAAGATGTAGGACTTAGTCGAGATGGAGAATTAGCAAAGTTTGCTGTAACAGTAAAAAGTAAGCATGGTGAAAAAAGTAAGTGGCAAAGAGTACAAGCAGCACTTAGAACAGGAATATTAAAAGGCCCTAAAGCAATGGATGCTATAAGTCTTGATACTGAGATGAAAAAGTTATTAGAAGAGTCTTTACAAGCTTTAGTAAAAGCAGATTTAACAAATATAACAGGATCAAAAAGTATAGCAGATACTTTAGGAAAAC